AGGATGGTTTTGATGGCGAGGAGGAGTTCGGCGAGATCGACGGTGGGCCATTTCGCAAGGCCGCGAATAAGTGACTGAACCATTTGAGCGGGTTCACTTTTTGTAGCCGTCTAACGGCTTTTCCAAATTGACGAAAAACTGTTTCGTCTCAAAGTTGTAGCCGCCGCCCAACTTCATCCCCGCGCAACCCGTGAGGCAGAGCGCGGCCAGCGCCAAGATGAAGGCGCGCACTATTTGGACTCCCGGCGAAAGACCTCAAACACACCAACCAAGGCCATCACGGCGGCGGCAATGGCCGAAAACTGTTCGGGATCGACGGCCAGACCGAGGGCGGAAAGCAGGGCCAACAGGCCCGAATAAGTGGACTTCTCTTTAAGTCTCGCAACGAGGTAGTTCATGCCCCCGCAGGGGTGTCAAAGCCTACTCGGCGAGGTCGGTAACAGCCTCGGCGCTGGCCTGCTCGTAGCTGCACGGTGGCAGATCAAACGTGCGCGGAGTCGGGTCAACGCTCTGCAACATCATGCCTTCAAGCCATCCCTTGAGAGCGGCCATGTTGCTGCCGAGTGGTTTGCTCGCAGTCAGCAATGCCATTTCGAGGCGTTGCAAGGACAGGATTTGCAGGGAAGTCAGGTGCTTAGTCACCCATGCTTCGGGCGTGAAAATCTCCACAAAAGGCACAGGCGGCTGCGGGATCACATAGTGCGCGTCCGCAGGCAGCGCGGCCTCTATGGCAGCTTTGACTGTGGCTTCGTCCAGCGCGGCCAGCTCGGGGCCGTCCGCTTCGTAGATCGTGAGGCTCGTCGGCCATCCATGCTCGCGCACTTCGATCTTGCCTGCCTCGTCGCGGTTTAGCTGGTAGCTCAATCCGTGCCATGTCTTGCCGTCTATGCTGCGGGGTTCGGCCAAGAGGACGTTGTAGATTGTTTCGGTGTTCATGTTAGACAACGCGGTAGAAGGCGGTGGCCCGCCATTGAACGGTTTCGGAGGCCGCGCCCGTGACTTCCAGTTGCAGGGCTTCGTTGGTATCATCGGCGGTCAGCGCAAAAGTCCACGATGGCGAGCCTCCGCTCTGGTCGGTGCCGAGGGTCTGCACGCTGCCAATCAAGCTGGTGTTGTTGCTGCCATCGCGGCGGATGCCGAGGAAGCGGCGGGCGACGAGCCATTTGTCGGCGGTGTCGCTGCGGCGGGCGACGAGCAGGATGTCCACGGCCAAGGCGGTGTTGGCGGCAATCGTCATGCGGTTCGTCGCAGTCCCGTCCAAGTTGAGGATGGTTGCGGTGGCGTTAGTGGTTTGCCCGCCCCAATAGACTGCGTTGAATGGGCGTGTAGCAAATCCGCTACGCAGTCCCATTGATGCGTTTAACCCAACAGAATAAACACTATTTACATTGGTGCTGAGGTCTTCGCCGCATTGTATATGAACTGCCCCAAGCCCTGATGCGTTTGCGCGACCTATGGCGATAGCGCCATTTGCTGACGCAACTGATTGAAGCACCCCGATGCAAAGACTGTTTGCTCCCGAAGCGGTTCCTCCTGCGGTGGTTGAGCCGATAACAACCGATCTTGTTCCGCTGGCGGTTCCCTGTCCCGTGGTAAGAACCAAAGAACTCTCGCCACTCGCAACTTGCGTTGCGGCGGTTCGACTTGCTTGTATGTTTACGGCATTGCTGCCCAGCGCCGTAGTAGTCGGAGCCAGACCGACATACATCGCCCCCGTGGGCCGCGAGAGCGGGTTGGCATAGACGAGCTTGCCCGCCGTATCGTCCCATTTGATGAACGGGTCTGCGGAGTCGATGGTGCCGCCGTCATCGGCGACGAGGTCGGAGCCAGAGACCGAGAAGACATCGGCGGTGGATGCGCCGACTGCGGTGATGCCGCCCGATGCCGCCGCCCACTTCACCCCCAGCGTTTCCGCCGAATCGACCGTAAGCACATGGCCGTTCGTGCCGCCCACGGGGAGTCGCGCCACGGTGTCCGCTGCCGAGGCCACGATGAGGTCGCCTTTGGCGTCGAGCAAAGTTGCAGGGATGCCCACGCTGACTGTGGAAGACAACTCCCCCGCCGAAAGCGAAAGGCCCGAGCCGATTTGGATCTCCTCAATGGCACCTGTGCTCGCGGTCGTGCGGCCTAAAATTCTTGCGGTGGCTTGTGTGAGGCCAGAGGTGGTGATGGCTCCCGCTGCTACCGCTCCAACGTCTCCTGCGGTGGTCGGGATGTCTGTAACGACTGCGAGAGTTCCCGACTGATCGGGGATCGTGAGGGTAACGTCATCGGAAAGTTGCGACTGAACATCGAAGGTGGCGGCGAAATCGTTGTCGAGGTCTTTGAGCGTCAGATTCCCACCAACTTGCAACTTTGCACCGTTGCTCGCTGTGTCTCCGACAATAACATTCCCGCCATAGGGATTGACGTAACAATTAACACTGTTTGTGACCTCGTATTGTGTGGCTTGAACAACAGGGCCATCGGTAGAAAGTGCGCCCGTTCCATAAAGCGCAAAACCCTTCGCATTGTTTGCCAGAAGTTGCGCGACTTGGATGTTGGCTATGTCAGGCGAAACAACCTTGAATGGCAAATTGTAGGCGTTAAGCGAACCGCCAAACTCAACTTCGCCGCCGTTAATGTTTAATGACGAAAGGCGCAAGTTGCCAAGCGCATCCGATCCAGCGGCAATGCCTCCAGATAAGACAATTTCTTCTGCGTTGTCGGGAACTTGTGTGCCATCTCCAGCGGATAATGTTGCGGTGTTTGAGGTGTTTGCCGCATTCCAAGCTGCGAGAACTGTGTCTATGTCGTCTGTGCCGTCGAAAGAAAGCGTAATGCTGTTGCCTGTGGTTCCAAGATTGTTGGCAAATATCGTTACGTTTTGCGACATTCCGCCGACTTGGCCGCTAAATTTGGCGGCAACCCCAGTTTGGTGACTGGCGGCGTGGGCCAACGTGCTGCTTGGCGTCCTCGCATCACTCAACCGCGCATCGTTGCCTTCGCAAAACGTCCCTGCCGCATTAGAAAATGAACCCGCCTCGATGACGCCGTTTGTGCCTGTTTTAACAGGAAGCCCCGAAGTGCTGCCGAGCTTTGCTGCTCCCGCATAATCCACAAGCCGCGAAACTTCTTCGTTTACCTCGGCCAAGTTGGCCTCGGTCACGGTTGGCACGGGGTCAATTTGCGAATTGCCCAAAACATTTGTCCAAGTTGTCGAAAGCCAAGGCTTGCTGCTGCTTTGGCGAACTTCGGAGCGATAATAAACAACGCTATCGTATTGAAATTCCCATCGAGAATTTACAAAGACCATTTGCGCGCGCCTGCTTGACCCGACTTTAATATAGTCCACTGGCCCGCCGTCGTTCGCCGCGTAGTAGTAGCCGTTGATGTTCGCATCGCCAGCGCCTGCGGCCTTGACCATTAAATTGTAGATGGGGTCACTTCCCCCAGCCCTGTGCCGCTCGCCGTGCGACTGTAAAAGCAAGTTCAGACTGCTGATGTCGTCTTGGAGGCTGTCGCTTAATTCAAGTATCCCCTCGATGTCGCCCTGACCAATCACAACAGCGCCCGTCGCGCCGTTCACGCTGGTCACGGCCCCCGACTCGTTGGCCCAATGCGGCAACCCCTGAGACGAAACTTTTAAGATTTGGCCTGTGCTTCCAATCCCAACGCGAATTGCCGCGCTGTCGTTGCGCGACAGGATGTCGCCCTTGACGGTAAGCGTCTCAATGCCTGTTCCCGCTGGCCCCTGCGCCCCGGTTGCGCCCGTTGCGCCGGTGGCTCCCGTTGCCCCGACGGGCCCAGCAGGGCCGATGGTCGGCACGACAACATTGACTGTCTGCGGCGAAGGAATACCCACCTCAACCGCGTTGGTGTTCAGACTGACCTCGACTTTGTGATACGCGGCCATGTTAGAGCGGTGCGGTGCGAGTGGTTACGTCAGAAAGAACTTTCCACAAGCCGCCGAAAAGTGTGTAGATTTTGTTGGTCGAGTCTTTCACTTGGACATCGTAGTATCGTGTCCCTGCGGTGGCGTTGTCGGTGGTCAGAAGGTCAAAATGCGAAATCCCCCCCGCCGCGTTGCTGTGCGAGGTGACTTCCTTGCGAATCACGGCGGCGGAATCGGCGTCCGTCAGCGCATTTTTGACGGTCAAGAAAAGCGTGGCTCCGACGAGGCTGTAGGCATCGCCGTCCGTGTCTTTGACCGACACATCGAGCCGCCCAGAGTCGCCCCGCGTCCAGCAAAGATCAGCCTGTGAGGAATTGCAGGCGCTCATTTGTTGCGATCCCTCCATGCCTTACCCAGCGCCAGCACGGCGATGGCCAGGCCGCATCCAAGGGTTCCGAGACGCATCCCCGTCTCTAAATGCGGAAGCAGCGAGACGATCACGCTACCGAGTGAGGAGGCCACGGCCACGGTGGGGCGGGTAAAAAAGTCTGAAAGCTCGTGGATCATTGCACCTCTTGCAAAATGCCGTTTGAGAAAACGAGCGTGTTGGTGTTGTTCGTGCCAGTTACCGAAATGCTGCCGCTGAACGGGTGGTTCGTGTTGGTCGAACCCGACAGCGCCCGCATTGCCGTGACGTTGCTGGTGTTGGTCAGGGCTTCGAGCGGGAGGCCGAGGTTGGTGCGGGTTTGGGCGGCATCAGAAGCATCCACAAAGCCTATAGCCCTTCCCAGTGTAATATGTAGCCCAGACCAAATAATTAGATCATCAGTGCCATCCTGAAATTGTTGTTCTTCAAAGTTTATTGATTGAGAAAAACCACTAATCTTGTTGTTTCTAATTTGTATATCCTCCCCAAAATTAACCTCCGTTGGCATTGTTAATACATTCGTTCCTGTATTGGCGATCACTTGGCCGTTGGTAGAATTAAAGCCGAGCGATTTGATCGTCTGCCCGTAGCTGGTGGCCGCGCAGAGGGTGGCGAGGAGGAGGGTGAGGATGGTTTTCATGGTCAGATTAGTTAGGCACGGTTGTCAGAATGCCGTCGTTATCGACAGAGACGCGGTAGATTGTTCCGCCCGGTGCTTGCAGAAGCGCAAAGGCAGCGGCAACCGTAGTCGGAACGCCTTCGCCGCCACGGATGACATCGTTGTAAACCACTGCCGATGTCGGCAGCGTTGTCGTGGTTGTCCCGCTGACCGACCAAGTGACCTCGATTTTGGCCGTGATGCTGTCGGTCGTGGCGTCCGGTGAGAACTCCGCGTCCATGTTGGACGTGTTGAGGTTAAGATCGAAGGTGTAAACGGTGGTTGTGCCCGTTCCCGTCTTTGTCCATGCCGTATCCGAAGCGAGGAAGTTGCCTGTGAATGTCTTCTTAATCCCGATCTGCCCTGTGGCTCCCGCGCCAAGCTCTACCACCGATCCGCCCCGCACAAACTGAACTTCGACGGGAACCGTGTCGCGGCGGGTGAAATAGAGCGTGTTGACCCGCTGCGTCAGGACGGGGGAAACGACAAATTCGCTGCTGTCGAGGTTGATATAGACGCGCATGGCCTTGCCCTCGCCCTCTGTGTCAAAGTGTCAGCGCGACTCCACGTCCCACCGAAACGGGAATGCCAACGGCCCTCTGCGCTCCTCGTCAGGATTGGCAGGATCGTATTCGCGGCTCGGTAAGTTCAGAATCGCCGCCTCGCGGTGGCCGTGGCAGGGCGTGAAGCCGTGGAACAGCCCAGCCGGGATGATGAGTAGCTGCGGCGTGTCGGCGGAAAGGATCACTGTCTCGCCCCGCTTGGCCTCGGCGTCCCAAATGCCGACCTTGGCCGCGCCTGCCACGCAAAACCACCGATCGACTTGCATCTTGTGGCGGTGCCAGGCTTTCACCACACCCGCCGAGCAAGTCGTGATGTAGGCTTGGCCGAAGCCGTGAGCGTCATCCGAGGCCCGGAAGATTTCGGTAAGCCTGCCACGCTCATCGAGGTGGGCCGTGAGTGGGCGAATCTCGGCTAACATGGCATCCATTCCTGTTGGCGAACGCGGAGGTGGCCTCGGTATTCGCCTTCTGTCTCGTGGTAAGCGCGGTAATGGGTGTATTCGGGTGCGTCTGCGGGTGCGTCCTTGCTTTTGCGCTTAACGTGATCTGCCGCACAATGCGGGACGCAGGCAATCCGCAGCCCTGCCGGGTGCCAGCGATGCCAGCAAAGGAACAGGTCTTGCGTTCCCCTGCCGTCGTAGCCGCTAAACTCGGCCAGCGCCAGCGCCTTGGCCGAAAGGAGCGTGCAGCCAAGACCGCACCAATCTGATGGGACGATGGCCCCGCGCCCGATTCCGGGGTATGCGAAGTCCATCCATCCGCGCCTGCGCCAGCCGTGCTTGGCTGTGACCTCAAAGACATTGCCGTCGGGCGCGCATCGCTTTACCCGCTCATGCAATCGGCCCAACCGCTTGCCTTCCTTCTCGCTTGTCGGCTCGGCCTTCAGCCTTTCGCGGCAAGCCTCCAAGGCGCGGACAAGGCGCGGCGGCAGCTTACGCTCTTTCTCGGTGAAGTCCTCGGCAATGGGATTCTGGGGTGTCCCGTTGCCTCCGAGGAATAATCCATTCGGGTAAGTGACCGCCGCAACATCGTAAAAGTTTGACCCATCCGCTTGTGGCATTTGGAGAGCCCACTCGGCCACACGCAAAGCATCGGCAGGGACAAGGTTGTCGGCCTCCACCGACCACAACATCGAGGCGCGGATCTTTCTCGCAGCGGCAAACGCGGCCCCCTGTAGGGCGGCAATACGCATCTGCGCCTCTACTTGGTAGTCCTTGCCCTCGGCCCCTCCGTCATCGAGCGGCAGGGTGATGGCTTGGATTCGCCAACCTTCGGGAAGTTCGTGGCGCGCTGCCTCGATAGCCGCTTTGGCCTCGTCACTCTGGTCAGTTGCCAAAATGAAATGCGCTTCGGCGTGATGCCCGGCTGCGGCGGCGATGCGCCTTAAAAACTGCGGCCAAGCATAGAAGTAGGACTTGGTTGCGTATGTTGCGATTGCCAGCACTCGGCTGCGTGGCCTATGTCAAAATACAGGGAACTGTGGCGACTCTTGATTTCGGCGAACCGACCAAACAATAGCGTTTTTGTTCGTTCTGTTTTCCAACGGCCCGATTTGCCTGACCCCCCGCCAGAATTTAAGCGGGGCGCTTTGTCCATGCGTCAGCACCGTGGCGTTACCATCAAAAACCGTTGTCGCCCCCCCGATGCAATCCTTGTAAGCGCCGACTGGTGCGACCTCGACAAATGTGCAACCGACCCCCGGCTCGCCTCCGAAATGCGTGTTGGCCGGGTAAAGCATCCCGGTGCCTTGGTCAATCGTTGTAGAAGTTCCGCCCGACACGCCAAATTGCAAAGAAGCCGTGGTTGTAGCCTCTTCGCCGCTAACTTCGGTTGTCGTGTTGAAGCTAATAGAATTAGAAGACAGCGTGTAGCTGTTCGCAGCAAACACAACATTTCCAAGCCTGCCGCTGCCGTTCTTAGCATAGAATACAAACGGCAGGGTTGCGCCGTTGGCCGTTAGCCAACCGCCCGATTGCGACCCGGCAATAAATCCTGTTGTGCAATAATTGGAGCGGCTTGTGTCGCGCCCAAAAAATTCATCAACGGCTATTTGCGCCGCTGGAAAAACGCTTCGGTTTTTGGCAATAGAAAGCGTTTCTCCAGACGAAGAGGTTAGCGACGAGTTCGTTGTCTGCCCGGACGAGGCGACCGTTGTCTGCGCGCTCAACGTCACTGTCCTGGCCGTTGAAGCGGTAGTTGCGATAGTGGCCTCAAAAGAAGAGTTTCCGCTTTGGAGGCTAATCGTTTTTGCCGATGCGGCGTAGCTTGTCACGGCAGATGTTGTGGCGCTTGAGTTTGTAATTGTTGCTGCATTGCTTGGAAACAGCACAAAAGAGGTTGTGGTGCTTCGCGTGGTCAGGCCCGAGGTTGTCCTTGTTCCAGTAACGTGCGGAAGATTGTCAGCGTTTACCGTTGTCAGGGTTGATGCTGTGGTTGTTGATCGCCGCCATGAAAGTGATTGCGTGGCGCTCGCATTGGAAAAAGACAAAGCTGCCGCGTCGCTTTGGTTGAGAAAAGTTTCTGAAACGGTTTCAAGAACAGGGGAAACCGTGAAGCGCGTGCCGCTTTGTGCTTCCGCAGATGCCACGCGGTAGTCATTCCACGATACAGCGGGAGCGGATATGTAATAAAGAACTTCGGCGGCGGCATCGGATGTGTTGGCTTGGTAAACGGTGGCGGCTGCTGGCGCTGTAACTGTGGCGGCAATGGTGGTTGTCGTGTCGCGGGTAGCCGCTCTAACGCTTTCGCCTTCGCCGTATACCGTTGTCTCTGTCTCTATTTCTTGGTCGTAAAACTCAAAAGTGGTGGCCTCTGAATCTTCCCGCGTTGTTGTCCAGATTCTTGTGTTAACCAATTCTACAAAAGTCGCAGTAGTAACAAAGGCGCTTTGATAAGTTTGCGTTGTTGATGTGGCACTGATGCTCGTTGGCGCTAACAACCCAGATGACGATTGGCTGGATGATGCGCTTCCCGTTGTTATGCCGCTGCTGGAAAATCCCGAATCTGCCGTGTTGTCTGGGTCTGCCGAATATGTGACGCTGGAAGTCCTAAAATAAGTCGAACTGCTGCTTGATGAATAATATGTCGTTGTGCCCCACTCGCCTGCAAACGTGCTGTAAGAACTGCTTGCCGTAGAAGACGAGGAAGATGAGTAATATTCGCTACCCGGAGCAACTTGACTTGCAGAAGCGGAGGCCGACGCGCTGACGGTCTGCGTCTTTAATGTTTGCCCCGTCAGAATTGCAGCCGCTGGTATCGTCCATGAGATCATTGCAAGCGGTAATACAGATCGTAAGGCGACTCGCCGGGGCTGGCCGCAGGGCTGGCTGATGCGGTGATCCACAAGGTCGGCGAAAGCGTGATTTGTCCGGGGCCGACAACGCGATACACCTGACCCTCGGCAAAAAGCCCAAACAGATATTCAACCTCCGTGGAAATCCCAAACTCCACTGGCTCCTGTTCGGTTGGCGCGGTCGTGTCGATGGCAATGGCGACCGCCGTAATGTTTTCGGCATCTGTCGTGATGACGGCCTTGGCGTAGTGTAGGCCCGTGCCAGCGCACTCAAATTCCTCGTCCCAATTTGAAGGCAGGATGCCGTTGAGGGTTCCGGGTTGAACGCGCACGAGATAGGGCGGGTTCTCGTCTTCGGGGTCGGCGTCGGGATCGACGCGGGCGATTAAGTCCCATGGCTGGCGGGTTGTTGGGGCGGAGGTGCCGCCGCGTGGCAGGGAAGCGGCGAGGCCGATATAGGTGCCGGTGCCGTCTTGCCTGACCGTAATGCCGCGCTCGCCCTTGGGCTTGTTGCGCTTGATCTCTTGCAGGATCGTGTTGAGACGATCCGCGCTCAATTCGCGCAGGAGCGGCCTGTTGGGCAGGAATCGGATTTGCGCGAAGTCGGACATGGGTTAGCTCCAGCCGTAGAGAAGCTCCACATCATCCCACTCGCTGAAGTTGAGCGTGTATTCGCGGGTGACTTCGTAGCGCGTGCCGATGGGGTTGGCCGTGATTGCTGTGCAAACCCAAAAGGTTCCGCTTGGGGCGTTTAGCTCCGAGGGGTCGGCCACTTTGGCAATGGGCGACAGGCTTGGCAGGGTGGATTCAATTTCCGAGATGCGGCCAACCACGGCAGGCGCGAGCGCATATTCCACTTTTTTGCGGAGGAAGTTGTAGAGAAGCTGCTGTGTCTCGTTTGCAAAAATGGCCCACTCGTCAGGAGTCGGGCTCTCAATCTTGGTCATTACTTCGGCCAACTGCGTTTCGGTCAGGTCTTTGAATTTAGGGTGCGTCTGGATCGGCACCTCCCGCGTCCCGCCCGTGAGCTCTATGCGCTTGCCGTAGGCGTTGTAAGACGCGCCACCTTCGCCGCCTTGGGAGTATTCGGCCACGGCGCGGCGGATGCCGCCCGGCTCTTCGCTGGCGCTGACCGAGGAAAGGGGGTAGCCCCCTTCGCTCGTGGGGATGTTGACCAATTCGCCGCCCGTCGTGACGTAGACCTTGCGGATTACTTTGCGGTCGCCGCTGTCGAGAAATCCGCCGCCTGTTGTTTCGATTTGTGCCATAGGAGGAGTTAGTTGGATGCGGGCAAGACTAACGGCTCGCCGCCTTGTAGGATTTTGAGAATTTCTTTAGCTGCGTCCGCTGCGCGTTTGGTTTCTTTTTCAGGGTCTTCCCTGCGCCGTGTGTCGAAAAATTCGTTTGAGGCAAAGCCGATTCGCTGAAGGGCTGATGCGCCAAAGGAGCCAACCATTGCGCCCTGGCCTTGGTTTTGAATCTGGCTTTGCAGCGCCATGATCCTGCCGATGGCCGCTTGTTTCTGCGCTTCGACTTCTGGCCCGACAAAGCCCTGCAAGTCGGCCAGTCCTTGCATTTCAAAATCAAGCTGCTCTTGCGGCGTCATCGTCGCCACCCGGTTGGCTTGCGCCTGCGACTGTGCCGAGGCCATCGCGCTTCTTTGTGCGGCGGCGGTTGCTTTGGCTGCGCGCTCTGCTTCGTCGGCAATTTGCTTTTCCAGTTGCGCTTGGATTTGTTTGCTGGCGGCAATCTCGGCATTGAGCTCGGCCACGCGAGCGGCAACCTCGGCTTTTGGTTCCACGCCCTGAGACGCGCCGGCAACCTCGCCCTGCAAACGGTTTTGGTTGGCTCTCTCTTCAGCCAGCCTTTCTTGGGGCGTCATTCCGATTTGAGCCGTTGCGCGCTCGGTCTGTGCGGCTCTTTGCTGCGCGGCAATAGTTGCACTAACTGCGCGCTCCGTCTCGCGTGTCTGCTTTTCTTTTTCTTTTGTGGCCTCTTTTTCTAACTCCAAGCGATCTTTGGTAGCGGCGGCTTCGTTTTCTGCTGCTATTGCGGCCTCCAGTTTTCCTTTGGCTTCGTCAATAAACTTCGGATCTTCGTTTCCTCGAAGCTGATCGTCTAAGCGGCGGCGCTGTTCGCGTTGTCTTTGTTCGCGCTGTATGCGTTCAGTGGCAGATGGATCTCCCGCTGAAGCGGACAGTGCTTCGGCGTCCAATTTTTGCCGCTCCAACGATGCCAGCAATGCTTGTTGAGCTTTTGATCTTTGGTCTTGCTCTTGCGAGCGCAGGCCGCTTGTAACAAAATTAAGCCCAAGAAAATCCGCGCCTCGATTCAACAGTTGTCCGGGCTTTGCAGAAAAAAAGCTGGCAAACGCGCTGCGCGTGTCCTTGCCAATGGTTTCGTCAATAATTTTGCCTGTCTGGTCGGCCAAGCTATTTAGTTGCTTGTATCCAGATATGGCGGCATCCAGCGTCGGCGCTGCTCCCGCCTCGCCAAGAACCTGATTAAATTGCTCTTGAACCGATGTGGCGGCTTTTACTGCTTGGCTTAACTGTTCAAATGCCGAAGCAACCACCCTGCCAACGGTCGCCGCAACGCCAATCATTATGGCAAATCTGCCAAGGACGCCGCCAATTCCGTTACTGAATTGTTGCGGGGGGTCTGGATCGAACGCCTGCTGCGCGGCCTCGCGCGCTTGTTTAAGCTGTTGCTGCAATTCCCGCAGAGGCCCAAGTCCGTAGTCGCCAATATCAATGTCTATCGGCCCGCCGCTGCCGCCCGGCTGTTTTACTTGCGGCATTCTTGGCGCGGTGGATGCCCGCGCAAAAGTCTGCTGCACTTGTGTCGCCGTCTTTTGTGCGTCGGCCAAGACGGACTGAAAGCCAGTTTGCGTCTGGTTGGCCGCTGTGATTTTTACCTTAACTTCAGCCATTGGATTCGTCCTCCTTTTTTGCCTTGCTGCGGGCAATGGCGATGCGCTCGGCGTCGGTCACGATGTCGAGGTGTGAACCACTTTCTGTCTCGTAGGCTGCGGCCTCATACCATGCCGCCGCGCCCACGGGGGTGGCCCACGCTTGCTGTTCGCTCATGCCGAGGCGCATGAGGCGGGCCACGGTGCTGATGGCGTTGGGGATTTTGGAAGGCTCGCCGCGTTCTTCGCCGGCCTTGGGTGACTTGTTCCACATTTGCGGTGGCGCACAGTAGTCGGCAACGTAGGTCTGCCAGCGCGCCACCTCGGCGACAAAATCCATCTTGCGCCACTTCCACAGGCGGCAGCGCCATCCGTCCATTTGTGGCAAGGCCAAGGGCGGGAGCGAGCAGATCCACACGGCCAAGCGCAAATCGGCCTCGCTGCCGAGCTTGCCGTGGTAGAA